AAATCTCCATCTACAAATGCTATTTGATTGTTTTGCTCTTTACGTCTTCTTACTAACTCTGCAACATAATCATCATCATTTTGTCCATTAGCATATCTTTTGTTAATGGTATCTATTAGTTGTTTATTGTTTAGGTGTTTAAACATATTTCTCCTATTGATTGACTATAAATATCTCATTACCTTCCATCATATTGAGATAATTTCTTGTTATTCTATTTTTAAACAGATGTTTGTAATGTGAGAACTTTCCATCTCTAATCTCTGTTTTAGTTCCCATATACATATACTCATCTAGCTTAACATTGTTATCCGTCAAGCTATTGAATACCTTAAACAATACATCTCTTTTTTCTTTGTCTAAAAAATCTATCATAAGGTCATACATTAATAGTCCCTCCTATCCATTGTCAATGCCATTTTATAAGCCATATTTATAAATAAGACACAGAATAATGTAGTGCCAACTTTGATGATAGTGATGTCTACACCAAATGTATCAATCATATGTATCCCCACCATTAGACTATATGCCATAAGTATAAAGAATAATGGAGTGTATCTTAATAAGTAGTATTGTATTATATTAAACATTAATATCCCCTTTTATTTTTAAGTTTTTTAATTTTGTTTATTATCTCAATGTCATATTCTTCTTGTGCATTATTTTCCACCATCTTTTGCACATCATCTTCAGATAACCAATTAAGACACCAACTTATTAAATGTTCTTTGTCCATATAGTTATCTTCTACTAACTCATAACATAAGTTTGTAAAATCTCTTGCCATACTACACCTTCCTTTCATTTTTTAATAATATAACACCCTCTGTTATTCTTACTATATCATTCCAACTAATAAATCGTGTTGGTAATTTTAAATACTCATCAATGATTGTATTAGCATCATCAAAGTTATTTTCTAACATCAATTCAAATGTATCTTTACGATTACCATTATACCATTGATTACAAATGTCTTCAAAATTCATTTATTTCTCCTTTTTTTTATTTACTTATTCTCTACTTTCATTATAATCTTCATAAAATCCATCACCATTTAGTATTGTTTTAACTGCTCTTGTTGATTGTCTCATTGCTTGAGTCAATATTGTTGGCTCATTTTTTAATTTAGACAACCACCCTTTCAAATATGCTTGGGTTAGTTCTGTTGTTTTTGTATTGTTAAGGTTGAAGTATTCCATCATCATACAAGCACCACTTTGTGCTATCAATTCCTCTTTAGCATAGCTATGGTCTCGGTCAAAGAATGTATTTTCAAACCTATCAAGTAATGATTCGTGTCCCGTTGAGTGTATCAGTTCGTGAAATGCTGTATCAACAAAATGTAACTGCCCCGTTCCGTTGTATTTCTCTTTGAATTGTTGAGGTAATGGAAGTGTTATTGAGTGTTGAGAGGGGGAATAAAATGCTCTATCGCTATATTTGATATTCATATCAGGTCTACCCTTGTATTTAGCAATAACATCATCTAATATTTTCTCTGCATTGGTCACGCGATTCTTCTTGAGTTTCTTTGTCTTTGGTTTTGGTAACTTGGTTTGTTCAATGTTATAAACATTATAACATCTTGTAACCCACATCATCTTAAACTCTTCAAGTGTAGCACCATCTTGAATTAGATTTTCTAATTGTTCTTTGGTGTACAATTTACCATCAACTTTGTATCGATATTTAGGTTGGCTAAACTCAACGGGATACGAAGGTTGTTTTTTTCCATCATCTCTTTTTACAAATATATCATACCATTTGTATTTCTTCCCGTCTTTATCTTCGAACCAAAATGCTTTGCCAAGTCTCTTCTTGGTTAGTTTCATCTTGGTTAAGATTTGATTAAGTGTTAGCCATTGATTGTGTTTGTATCCCTCTTCATAAGCTATCCAAGTTAGATATGTGTTGATGCCTCTGTATCTCTTTTTGGTTGTGTGATTGATTGCTCCACTCACTCCACCACCTGCCCAAGATTTTGTCCACACCAACTCCCCTCTTTCAAGTCCTTTTATTGCTATTTCTACCATTTTCTCTTCGGCTTTGTTTAGTTTATGTTTACTTATCATTTTATAAGTCTCCTCTTAAATGTTTTGTTAGTGCTATTTCTTCCTCTTCACTTAATTGATAAGACTTTTCTCCTCTTTCAATTAAAGATTGTCTTACCTCTTCTATATAATCAAACCACGTTTGACTCATTATCTTTGCTCCTTTCTAACCCATAGTCTATAGGCTTTTTCTTGTTTAGAAATAAATTTTTGTTTGGTTGTCCTCTTGTCTGAATAGTTTACAAGTTGGGTTTTATTCCAAATCTTTTGCTTCTCCTCTGAATCTGTTGAATAAACTAAACTCATTTATCTATCTCCTCTGAATTTGAAAAATAATTGCCTCTTCTCTTCTTCTCTATCTTGGCTTTTTCTAATCCAATTTGCTATATCCTCCAAGGTGTCCCCTTGTTGATGTGTTTGAGTCTCTTCGCAATAATACATAACTACTCCTTTTCTTTTTGTTTGTTTAGTGGATAGTAGGGATTCGCACCCTAAAAAAATAGTTTTTATACCCTTAATTTTTTGTTACTAAACCTATCCATTGAGTTGTGCCTTGCTTAGCTAAGTGGTAAAGCTTTTACGGACTCTCGAGGGGATATTCCCGAGTCTACACCTATCCCTCTGGCTCATTGGGACACATTGCTCCGTTCGCAAGGGACTCACGTCCAAGTTGCTCATCGTAGATATGAGGGTCTACGGATTTCTTCTGATTCGCACGGGTTCGGATTGGTATGGTGGTTGACTCCCCCGTCCTTGGACAGGTGGCTTCGCTCCTAAAGTGTGGACTACGTCCACTTCGACAATACACCCAAGTCGTTTGCCTTACTATACACCTCCTACGTGTTCGGTGTCAAGCTGTCGATGCTCGATACCTACTTGTCCTCGGTGTCCCCTCGACGTGGGGATTCAGGCTTTTTCAATGATACTACAAGTCAGAGTATCAGAAGAAAATATTTCAAAAAACGTTTGATTGATTGCTCAACCTACAACAAGCTACAAAAACTCATAAGTCAATGCAAGGAATAATTTATTTTTCCGACGATAAAAAAATTATTAAGTATCAAATTATGTAGTAGAGAATAAACCCTATTAGTAACGGGAATAGTAACCCTTAACGGGTCAAATACGGGTCAAATCTCAGGAAATAAAAAAAAAGATTAATTGCCTAAAGGAATACACGCGTTCGGTAAACGTCACCAAGTGAGGTCTTCTACGCGTTACGCACATATATACACGCGTTCGGCAACCCGTCGGGCAAAAAAAATCAAAGATAACGCAAATTCCTACGCGAAACGCGCGCGTGGGGGTGCGGTTCTATATATGTTATACCCCTATGATATTTTGTAATATTTTTTTTCAGACAAAGTTAACGTAACTTATTTCAGATATTTTCGGTTTTTAAAAAAGGTGGTATGTGTATTATTTTAGTATATTAGATTTACGGTATAATTATGAAAGAATACAAAGTTAAAGGTATAGTACATAAGGTATACAAGGTAGATGAATTGCCTTCGCATATTACGTATGTTGATGATTGGCGTAACTCTAATGTAGGTGATTGGGTGTTATCTGATGATGATTGTGTTATTCAGGTACTACGTAGAGACTCTATGGGTAGTAAGATTACTATCGGCACTTGTACAGGAACTTTTGTAGCTGATAATCATACTAAAATGGATACTGAAAAAAAGAAAAATATATATTCTGTAGGTGGCAAAGATTGGTATACTAAATTAAAAGAAAGAAAAAACCTTACTTCCAAAGAAAAGATTTTTGTAGACTTAGTTAAGAAGCCTATGTTTGATGGACTAGAGCCATATGAAGCATATATGGAGGCTTTTCAATGTTCAGAAGACAATGCTAAGCGTATGTCTGCTATATTGTTAAAACAGAAAAGGGTAATAAAGGGTATGAATGAAAAAAATAGAGATGTTTATAAAAAATTAAGTATGGATAGAGAGTATCTTATACAGGCTGCTAAAGATATGTATGAAAACAGCAAAAATGATTCTGATAAAATAACATCATTAAAAATGTTATGGAGTGGATACGATATTGTGCCTAAATCTAAAACTACTACACAAGTAGCAGGATTCTTTCAAGGTCATACACCACAACAATTAGCTAGTGCAAAGAGACCTGAGCTAAGAGAAAGCAATGACTAAACGAAAAGACCCTCTTGTTGGTACAGGTAAAAAGCCTAAAGGTAGTGGCAGAAGGCTATATACAGATGAAAATCCTAAAGATACAGTACCTATCAAATTTGCAACAGTTGCAGATGCTAAAAGAACAGTAAACATAGTTAAAAGATTAAAAAAATCGTTTGCAAGAAAAATACAAATATTAACTGTTGGTGAGCAAAGAGCTAAAGTTATGGGTAAAAATGCAGTTGTAAGCGTGTTTAAAGCAGGTAAAAATGCAATAAGGAAAGCAAGATGAGTAAAAGTACAGTTAATAAAGCAGGCAACTATACTAAGCCTAGTTTAAGAAAACGTATATTTCAAAGAATTAAAGCAGGTGTAAAAGGTGGTCCTGCAGGCGTATGGAGTGCTCGTAAAGCACAACTATTAGCTAAACTATATAAAAAAGCAGGTGGTGGATACAAAGAAGATGGTGGTCTTATACAAATGATGAAGACTGGTGGACTAGCTCCATCGCAAAAATCTTTAAAAAAATGGACAGGTCAAGATTGGGGATATGTATCTAAAGGTGACAGAAAAAAACCAAAATCACAAAGAGGCAGATATTTACCTAAATCTGTAAGAGCAAGTTTAACACCATCCCAAAAAGCAGCCGAAAATAGAAAAAAAAGGAAAGCAACACAAGCAGGTAAAATAAAAGCTAAATATTCTAAAGAATTAGCTAAAAAGGTTCGCATGGCAAAAGATGGTGGTAAGACTCCTGCATGGCAAAGAAGTGCGGGAAAAGACCCAAAAGGGGGCTTAAATCGCAAAGGAGTAGCATCATACAGAGCTGCTAACCCTGGTTCAAAATTAAAAATGGCTGTTACTACAAAACCTAGTAAATTAAAGCCTGGTAGTAAAAAAGCAAAAAGAAGAGAGTCATTTTGTAAACGTATGTGTGGTATGAAGAAAAGATTAACATCTGCCAAAACAGCAAATGACCCTAATTCAAGAATTAACAAAGCACTTAGAAAATGGAATTGTAGGTGCTAATACAAGGAGAGTTATGAAAAAATTAAAAACAGTAAATAAAATTAAAAACCCTGGATTAGCTAAGCTTCCAAAAGAAGTTAGAAATAAAATGGGATATATGAAAGAAGGTGGAAAGGCTGAAACAAAAAAAAGATTAGAAGCTGCTATAAGAGCAGGAATAAGTGGTGGTGCTGCAAAATCAGTAAGAGCTGGTTCTTCAAATGCAATGCTTGAAGGTCGTCCTATGTCAAGAGCTAGAAAAATGATAATAGAAAATTCAAAAAAAAATAATTTAAATTTATTAAAAAGAAAAGGACCGACAGCAAGAGAAAAAGCAATAAAAGAATTATCTAAAATGGATAGAAAACCTATGATGAAAAAAGGCGGAAAATTATCTCAAGCAGTCAAAAATTTTAAACAAAAAAGACAAGCTAAAAAAGATAGTACATATCTTGCAGAATTTGGTCCAAAATTTGATAAAAAAGGTAATAAAACATTAAGTTATTTTATTCATAAAGAAAGAGATAAATCTATTAGAAAAGGTAAAATAAAAGGAGCTGTAGCTGGTGCTTTAACTGCTGCTGCATTAAATAAATTAGGTGGAAATAAGGGTAAAACAGGTCAAAAATTAGGAAGTGCAGCTTTATTAACAGGCAAAGGAGCTGTTATTGGTGCTTTAACTAGTAAACCGTTTAGTGTTAAAAAAGCAAGAGAAGAATATAAAAAATATTTAAAATCTAAAAAGAAAATGGCAGAAGGTGGTAAATTATACAAAGTTGGTATGAAAACAAGAAAAGATGCTTCTAAAAATTTAGCAAAACTTAAATTTAAAAAACGTGAAAAAATGAAAGTATTAGATAAAAATATTAAGGGTGATATAGCAAAACCTACAATGATGGAAGGTGGACAAGTTCAAGCTCCAAGTCAAATAGGTGATGCTGTAGCTACTTATCAAGGTAGTGGTAATTATAAAGCAGGAGAATAATATGCCTAGCAAAACTACAAATTTAGTTGCTAAAAAAGGGCAATTTACAAATAAAAGAACTGGTAAAGCAGTACCAGCAGGTACTAAATATCATATGCATCCAGAGAAAGGACCTATGATGGGTGCAGTACATAACCCTAAAATTAAGGGTGGAACAAAAGGTCATGATTTTTTTGAGAAAACAAAAGGAGTAAAAATGAAGCATAACAAAAAAATGATGTATGGTGGTATGAATAAAAAGATGATGGAAATGGGTGGTAAAATGAAAAAGATGATGATGTATGGTGGTAAAATGAAAAAAGAAAAAATGATGGATGGTGGACCAATACAAACTACAACTGAATCACCTGGAGGCGCAGGAGATGTAGTAGCTACATACCAAGGTAATGGTCAGTATAAAGCAGGAGAATAGTGGCTAATATTAATTCTAGAAATATTTCTCAAGCAGAGGAAACTTTAGAATTAGCAAAGAGTGATATGTTAGCATTTGGTAAATTATTTTTACCTGATGACTTCATGAGAAGTGAGACTCCTTGGTTTCATTATGAAATAGCAGATACGATTATGGAAAAGCAAGGTAATATGCTTAAACATCGTAATTTAGCTATTATAATGCCAAGGGGTCATGGCAAAACAGTATTAACTAAATGTGATATTTTATGGTCATTTTGCTTTGCAACAGAGCCAAAATTCTATGGATGGGTTTCTGCTACACAAAAACTTGCAACAGGTAACATGGACTATGTAAAAACTCATTTAGAATATAATGATACTATACGTTATTATTTTGGTGATATGAAAGGAAATAAATGGACAGAGACAGATATAGAGCTAGCAAATGGTTGTAAGCTTATTAGTAAGTCAAATATATCAGGTATTCGTGGTGGTGCAAAATTACACAAGAGGTATGATTTAATTGTTCTTGATGATTTTGAAGATGAAAATAACACGCTTACTTCTGACAGTAGGGAGAAAAATGCTAACATGGTTACTGCTGTTGTTGCTCCTGCCCTTGAGCCTGCTGATGGTCGTCTTCGTATCAACGGTACTCCTGTCCACTATGATTCTTTTATTAATAACCTTATCACCAATAGTGAACGTGCTAAGAAAAATAAAGAAAAATTTAGTTGGAAAGTTTTAATGTACAAAGCAATTCAAGATGGTGTATGCCTTTGGGAAAATTGGTTTGGCATGAAAAAATTAGAAGAAAAGAAAAAATTCTATCAAGATTCAGGACAACCACAAAAATTTTATCAAGAATATATGATGGAAGTTCAAAGTGAAGCTGATAGTATTTTTAATATGAAACATATAGTATATTGGGAAGGAAGCTATAAAAAAGAAAATGATGTAGACTATGTAGTCATAGATGGCAAACATATACCTGTAAACATATTCGTAGGCGTAGACCCAGCAACAGATTCTGAAAGGAGAGATAGTGATTATAGCGTTATTATGGTCGTCGCTTGTGATAACAATAATAATATTTATGTACTCGAATACTTACACAGCAGGGGGTTACCAGTTTTGGGAATACCTGGTGAAGACAAGAAAGGTATTGTTGATTACATTTTTGAATATAATAATAGATATAAACCTAATTTATTTGTCATTGAAGAAACGACTATGTCGCGTCCAATATTTCAGTCGCTTTCTGCAGAGATGAGAAGAAGAAATGATTTTAGTATAAAGTTTAAACCTGAAAAACCAGGAACAAAATTATCTAAAAGAGATAGAATACAGTCTGTATTATCTCAAAGAATGGCTATAGGTGCAGTAAAAATTAAAAAACAACACTATGATTTGCAACACGAAATCCTTACATTTGGACCTCGTATGGCACATGATGATACAATAGATGCACTAGCATATGCTTGTAAATATGTAGTTCCACCTCAAGGGTTGGAGTCTAAAGACAATAGATACTATAAAAAAAATAAAACGCCTAAAAGTTGGCTAATAGCATAAGGATATAAGATGGCAATAGATAAAAAAGCAAATAGAGTAAAGCATTTATTCCAAATGATTAATGGAAATAAAAGAAGAGAATGGCATGCAGCAAATCAAGAAGGTCATGATTTTTTCTTAGATAATCAGCTAAGTAGAAGAGAACAAGAGGCATTAGAGACACAGGGTATGCCTACATTTACAATTAATAGGATTATACCTATTGTAGAAATGTTAAATTTTTATGCTACAGCTAATAGACCTAGATGGCAAGCTGTTGCAGTAGAAGGTTCAGATACAGATATAGCAGAAGTACATTCTGATGTAGCAGATTATATATGGTATATAAGTGATGGCGATACAATATTTAGTCAAATAGTAAGTGATGCTTGTAGTAAATCTATAGGATTTTTTAGAGTAGCTATAGATGCTAATAAAGATAGAGGTATGGGTGAAGTTGTAATTGATAATATAGAACCTTTTGATGTCTATGTTGACCCTAAATCTAGAGATATGTTATTTAAAGATGCAGCATACATAATGATATATAAAGTTTTGCCTAAAAATCATTTGTTAAATTTATTTCCTGAATATAAAAATAAAATTAATAATGCATCTAGTGACTATCCACAAGATATAAGTATAAGAGTAAAAGGTGATGGTAGAGATTTTCAATATCAAGATATTTATGATACATATAATTTATTAGGCGAACAAGAATTATTACTCAGCTATTATGAAATGTATGAAAAAGTAAAAGTAGCTTATAGAAATGTGTTTTACTATATGAAGCCAACAGAAGAACAAATAGAACAGATTGAGATAATGGTATCTTCTGAAATGGAAGGTATGATTTCAGAAATGAATGTTCAATTAAAAGAATCTGAAATGGCATTAAAACAACAATTAGATTCAGGTCAAATTATACAAGAAAGATATGATATAGAATTACAAAAAATTCAAATCCAAATGCAAAGTAAGATTGACCAAGAAAGAAAAAAACGAGTAGCAGATGGAATGTCTAAAGTTTCTAAAACTACAAATA